GCGACCGCGATGTCCGCGGCGAGGGTCGCCGCCACCACCAGACCCATGCCGCTCGCAGTCAGCTTTTCTCTCCGCTCGATTTCGGCGTAGCGCTTAGGAGGTCCCCTGTGACCCGCAACTGCGCCGTGTGCGGCAAGCGTTTCGAGGCGAAGCGGTCGACCGCGAAGTACTGCGGATCGACCTGCAGGGCCCGGCAGGCGCAGGGGATCAAGCCGTCGCGGCCCGCGCGAGACGTCGACATGCCGGCCGCATCGGTGACGCCGCTGGTGGCGGAGAATCCACTGGTCGCGATGGTCCGACGCAAGCTGGAGGACGCGGGCCAGCTGGACACCGTGCTCGGGCAGCAGGCGGTCATGCTGGCCGAACGGCTCGCCACGCAAGAGGACACCGGGTCGGCGGTGGCGGCGCTGTCCAAGGAGCTGCGCGCGGTGATGGATGCGGCGCTGAAGGATGCACCGAAGGCCGCGGACCGCGTCGACGAATTGGCCGAGCGGCGGCGCAGGAAGGCTGCGGGTGTCTGACCTGGTGGAGCCGGCTCACTGCTGGGTGCCGGAGCGTGTCGGGTCGTACGGCGACGAGGCGATCGACCTCGCC